TTAAGTCGCGAGTCATTAGCAGCACCGCCGTTGTCTATCCCAGAAAGATAAACTTGAGATCCGTTTTGCAAAGATCCTGGTCTTCTCTCACCGCCTCTTGCAGTTCCGGAAGCATAAAATCTATTTTTAACTCCATTACTATCAACAGTAATTTGAATATCATTACCACTTAATGCTATTTCCGTGATAGCAGATCTGACTCTAAACGCTTTATTTCCGGAACTCGGAGTATAGCCGTTAGATTTAGTTCTACCAGTTTTACAAGCTCTAAAAACATTGTAGTTAGCGAAATCATCTCCAGTTTTAGTATCGTTACTTGCGTATCCTTTACTGTAAATGTCGGAATCCCATTGATCAGCTCTTCTTAACTCAACTCTATAAAGTTTGTTGATATTAAATGCGGCCTTTGCCGAAAGCAAATCTGGACTATTTGCTGTCATTGTTGAAGAGTGTGAATTATTTTCAATCATTGATCCAGTTTGAGTTGAAAAATCTCCGAATACATCTACATAGTTTCCATAAGTTGCGGGAGATATCTCATTATTCAAAATGATTGTATCTTGTGCTTTATCGACATTAATTCTAGTAGGTACAGGAACATTTGCTCTGTATCCATTGACGTATGCTGTACCAGGACTAACGCCAAGCACAAGCTTAGTATCATCAAGTGTGCCGATACCTGGTGCTAAAGCGCTATCTTTATCATACTTCTCATCAAATTTAAGTCTAAATGTTTTTACATTAAAATCGCCGTTAGTCTCTTTTCCCCTAACAGCAAGCACGTCATTGATCTTGTTATATTGATCAAATCCAGTCACCGTTTGCATTACAGTACCGTTAACGACTTCAGAAAAGAAGATAAAGTTATCAGAAGAATCAACTACATCTTGAGTAGTAAGTTCGAGTCTAATCCTAAGTCTATCTGCTCCAGGAGCTGTGACGTTTGGCACTGCACCCTGATTATCAAATAAAGCCGTATCGTCTTGCGTTGACACTACATCTTCAATAACTTTAAACCCAACTGTCTTTGTAGGATTCTTTGCATACTTTGATAAAAGGATTGATTGTGGCTGAACATTTATAAAATGTCCTTGTGCAAAGAAATCTCCTCCATGCACTGAAGCACGACAACCAGTTCCGGAAGCTGGATTAGTAGTAGTGTTAGTAGTTTGAACAGTCAACGTTACAGCAGAAGAACTAATGTTCTCCGCCGGTGAAACTCTAATCGACGTTTCACCAGAAGTTGCACTTGAGGTGTCAGTGTATCTTACATAAAGTGTAGCAGGATCTGTTGAAGTTGCCTGAACAACTTCTAAAACTACAAACTTGACCTGAGACGTTTGACCAGTAAATTCAGAACCTACGATACTTGCTAATATTGTAGCATCAGTTGGAAGAGGATTTGTAGCTGTATCAAGCTTAATGAATTCATATCTTTTATTTAAAAGCAATCCACCTGGATTTACTGCTGCACCTTCTTTAAAGATATTCTTACCAAATCTTTCCATCTCTCTCTGGATGATGGTCTGCATTTGAGTAAGTTCTCTTGCTTGCAGAGCACGCCCTGAGTTGAATAATATTCTATGAAAATTATTACTATCCTTAAAGTCGTCTTTATACGTTGAGGAAAGTAAGGTATCTGTAAGTTGTGTTGGCATTTGCTATCCTATAATTGTACTACGACCTTTAAGTCTTCTGTCTGTTCGGTATCTCTGGTAATTGAAGCTCTATTGTCAATGTAAAGTATTTCACCGCTCGTTATATCTATTCCACTTTCTGTGAAAGCAGCAGAGTCAGCATCAGCTCCGGAAGGCATAAGAGTGCCAGATCCATTACCATTAACTTCATCAATCGTTTCACCCTCTAGAAATTCAAGAAAACCTGTGGTTTCGTCCTGGTGATACTTGATCACAGATGAATCAAATTGATCTATGTATGCTTTAGCGCCGGACGTAAGTCCTAAGATAGTATTATCTCTAGTAAAGTTTGCTGTTATAGTTGTAAACCTTAATCCTCGCAATCCACTTTCTGATAGGTTTGGAAATGCGCCAAATGCGCGTGCACCAAAAGAATCTAAAGCCATGTTTACTGGATTTTTTATAAGACCAACTTGTCTAAAATCTTGATTTACTAGAAACTTTTTGTTTTCAGTTCCTTCAATCTTTGTGTTAAACATCATGGCAGTAGATCTTAAAGCTCTACGAGGATCTCCAGAAATGCCACTGTCTCTAGCAATAATTGCTTGTGCTTTTGCATTAGCTCCACCTCCGCCAGTAAAAGTAACTTGAGCAAAATCATAATTTTTTCCAAAAGATTTTCCAGCCTTAGCACCTGAACCAGAATCATTCATCTCAATCTTAACAATAGCTCCACCACTGATTGTTGCAGTTGCTAGCGCAGTCTTATTATCAGAATGAGCGTCAGTCTTACCGTTTCTAAATCTTCCATTAATTGATACAGTAGGCGTGCCCGTATATCCAGTTCCACCATTCACTAGCTTAATTCCTACAATCTCTCCAGGAACTGCAGAATCTTGAATTTTTTTATTCAGCGTATCAATTACACTGGCTCCAGAATCAAGTGATAATAGTTTTTGAACTGGAATAAAGTTTGAAGTAACAAACTGAGATGCTCTTAATGCAGAGATCGTGTAAAGATATTTCCAAACATATCCATCTGAAGTTTCAAACGGCCGAGATTCTTCGCCCGTTGGTTTTACAGAAGATGCCACTGGAGCACCTTGTGCATTCTTAGCTTGCTGAAGACATATAAAAACTTTATTTTCATCAGTAAGCACATAATAAGCATTAGTTGGATATGCATCAAGATCATCGCTATATGCATCATAAGTTGTACCAGCCGTCCAGTTATTTCTTGGAACAACAAAAGAATGAGCTGCAACTTTTTTCATAGATTGCATTTTCAATCTAAAATTTCTTTCTTCTCTCTCATGTGATCTTGGTATTGGAGGAGTATCAGTACTGTCCCAATCTTGCGATTCTCCAATTCCAAGATAATATCTTTGGTTAGAATCGCCAATATCATCGAAGATCTTATTAATGAAGAACGTCTTAAGTGTCGGTGTGATAATTGCGGCCATGTTTTACTTCCTCAACTTGATACTATATGAAACCAGTTAGTTCCGTCCCAAACGCAGATCGCCATCTTATTTGTTGCAATATCAAAAGTTGTTCCATCTGCTAAGTTTGTAGGATCGATTGTCACCGTTCCATTTCCTTTGTTAGTGAATATTTTTTGTTCGCCCACTGTAGTCCCATCTGCTAAAGTGACTGCAATAGAAGAGTTCGAATTTAGTATGATATGACCAGAATTTACTGGCGCTGCTCCTTCTGCAGTTACAGTCGAAGTTTCGTGCGCTATCTTATCAATTACTACTGTTCCAGATCCTTTTGGCTGAATAGACAAATTGATATCAGTATCAGTTCCAGTCGCTTGAATGGTCGGAGAACTTGATGCTATAGCATTTTTGATTTCAAGATTATTTACTGCACTTCCGACTGGCGTGATCGTGATGAAATCAGCACCATTAGCGTCAGTTATTTTAGTAGTGATAGTTGGACTTGAAACAGTAGGCGTAGTTAAAGTCTTATTTGTAAGGGTAGCCGAATGATCATTGAAGACAAATGTATCGTTACTTTGCAATACAGGTAAAGTAACATCTCTATCTCCAGTTATAGCGCCAACTTGAAAATCGTATGAAAAGGATCCACTCTGTATGGCAGGTAATGTCATTTCTGGCGCAGTCAAAGTCTTATTTGTCAATGTCTGCGTAGCGGTATTGAGTACTATAATACCCGTATGATCTGGAATAATAACTGAACGTTGTGCTGTAGGATCTATTACTTGAAGAAGTATATTATTTGTGTCAATAGAAGTTCCTTCAAATTGTATACCAGCTCCTTTAAACTTAGTCAATACGCCAGCAGAAGATGAGTCACCAGTTGAGATCTCATAAAGTTCTGCAAAGTTTGCGTTTATCTTATTAGCAGCAGAACGAAGAGTATCTCCTGTTCCATCATTAGCTGCACTTCCAGTTGAAATTATTTGTCTTGCCATCTATATCTCTTTCAAAACTTGTTTAGTATATTTATAACGTTACAGCCAACCAGTACCGTCAGAATCTGCGGCAAGCTGTCTATCAAAATCCATAGTCTCAAGGCTATTACTCATTCTGATAGCACCTGTAGGTCCTCTGTCAGGCTGATCTCTTCCAGTGTAAGCAGCGCTGTCTATGTCATCATCAAAGGTCGGTGAGTTAACGTCTAACAATGCCATCTCATCACCAAAGCCAGCAATTCTTTAATAGTTAGCTGCAAAGTCAAGTGCATTTAATACAGCGAAGGTTGAGATGTTTCTTCTTCTTATTTGTGTCAAATCTGTATCCGGGTCGTTTCCATCTGGTATTTGAATAGTAACTTCCGCCAAAACGAAAGCACTGGGTTGAGATGTTGCATCTGATGTAACAACAAGATTCGTTGCATCACCAAGTACTACTGCAGGGCCAGTAAGAGAACCTAGACCAGTTCCTTCTGCCACAACTTCTGATCCTAAAAAGAATCCTGCTGGATGCACTAGCTTAACATAAAGCTCTCTCCATAAAGCTGAAGGAATACCAGATCTTATCAACACCGATAGGATTTGATACAGAGCTCCGTTCTGAATAACTTTAAGAGATTCAGCTCCTATAGTTGATTCACCAACAATGAACAAATCTTTCTTTGGATATATTACTTCTACCGTTTCACCGAAGAAAGATCTAAAAAATTGTTCTGCTGACCAAAGTGATCCTTTTTTTCTAAAAAACTCAGCAAAACTTCTAAGCATTTCTCGAGGATTTGCAAACAAATCTGCAGAAACTCCAGCACCGAACTCTTTAAAGAGATTGTCTAAAAATTTTAACTCAGTTGCTTCAATCTCTCTAATCGTAAACAGATCATCGAATACAGTAAGGTTCTCATCTTCCAAAGACTCTTCATAATAATACTCTATGAATTGCAGAAGATTAGGATAGCTAGATTGAAAATACTCTGGAAGAACCTCTCTTACTTGAGGCCTATGAAATATATCCGGTTGCCTTTTATAATCGGTAAGAGTTCTATCTCTCATGAAAGAGTTACCTTAGTAGTTTGTGTGTCTACTGTGCCTTGAGCAAAAGATGATCCTGTGTCAAATTTAATTACATAATTTCTCAGAGGTTTAACCGTTGCTTGGTTTGCTGGTACAGCATTGACAGTTAAAAATGATTGGCCTGATAATATAGTTTCTGGTGTAAAACCTGTTATTACTACTTTACCGCCGAGCTCATCATAAGTACCTACGTTATCCGTCAATACTTGACCTGTAGTAATGTTTACTACTTGCAACTTATTAGAACTAAACTTATTTCTTATCACGCACTGCTGTCCACCTTCAAATGTAAACGCACCGGTTTCAATAATAAATTCAGTAGGTGAAGGTGCCGATAACTCTTCAGGAAATTGAACTTCGTAAGACAACGTGCTGTTTAAAGTAAGCTCTAATCTTTGAGTCATTTTGATTTCAGCTCTAGAAGAAACAATGAAATCACCAATATCATCAATTAGAGTAAGCATGTTTGATCTTCTAAAAGTTGAATTAAATTTTTCTAAGTTATTAGTAAAATAATTTTGCACAACTTCTATAACATCTTGCTCTGCCGTAGCTAGAGTTTTACCAGTCTTATTGGGATCAAAATCAAATGAGACAATTACACTTAAGAAAGTTTCAATAGGATCAACAAATACTGTGTCTATAGAAAGCACAGCAAGATTATCAGAAAGATTTGCGACTATAGAATCTTTAACAGTTGTCTTTTGACTTTCAGTTACGTTGTTAGCGAACTTAAGTGAAACGTAAACTTTTCCATAGTTTGCTGGAACATTATCTTGTCCTCCCCAGGAAATGCAATCTTCAATTGTAGAAAATTTTGCAAGAATTTGTGCTTTATAATCTTCTGCTGTTACAAGTCTCTGTTGAGAAGAAAACGCAATAGGTGCATTTGATCTGATAGATTCAACTGACTGTCTAACTGCTCCACTGGCTGAAGCTGATTCTGTTACGACCACTAAAGGATATCCTACACCGTTAACTGTGAAATCAGCAGTCGATGTAAATACAGTTCCTCCATTTGCTTCAGGTCCTAAAGTAGATAGATATGTAACTTTAATGATACTACCAACGTCAGGAGATTTACCGAAAGATGTTCCATCGCCAAAATTCAATTCATATTCTCCACTTGGAGTTTCATTCAGCTGGTAAAATAAAGATTGTGCTGTAACCCTTACGGCTTCTTGTACATTAAGATATGTCTGGAAATCTGATGTTGTTGGATTTGCAAACACTGAAACTTGAGCAGTAGCAGTATCCATAGTGTTGTCTGGAATAACATATATCTGACGCTCTGAAGTTTCTCCTACTCTAAATGTCTTAGTTTTTGTAGATCCTTCATAAATCTTTATTGAAGTCTCGCCATCAGTGGTGGCAAAGTTATAAGTACCAGTGCCATCATCTGTAGCATAGTGAGCTCTAATAGTTTGAAATGTATAAGCAACTCCTCCTATCGAACTGGTAAAAGTTCTTCCGGAAGGCATAGTAAGTTGAGTAGGTCTACCTGCTACACCAGAAAGATTTAGAGATAAGTTAACTTGCGCTAGAGCTGCAGTCTTAGATCTTGGAATATATCCTAATGTTTGTGCATGAGAAACGACAGATGATCTTAACTGAGCAGTATTTAAAAATGCCTCATTTAAAGCAAAGTTTGCAGTGAGAGCATTATAATGCGTGTTGTATGCTAGAACGTCAAGAATGTTACTTAATCCTGCAGCCTCAAAGTCGTAATCAGTAAATTCAGTTTGATTTGCTAAAAATGTTTTGAGATTATTCTTAATGTTCTGGAAATCTAGTGCGGTAGATTCTATATTAGTTGCCATTATCTTACCCTTGATACTGATGTTGTTACTGATGTAATTACATTGAGATTTATAACTCTAAATGTAACAGTACATGCAATATTGTTTCTGTCTGGTTCGTGATCAATATCTAAACCGACTACCTCTGCTCTAGGCTCATAGTTAGATATTGCAGTTCGTATTTGTTCATCTAAATCTGTATCAAAATAGTCATCAGCTAATTCAAAAAGTAAACTATTTAGATTTCCTCCAAAAAAAGGTCTAAATGGTTTTTCAAATTCATTAGTCAAAAGCAAGTTTTTTACAGCCTGCTTTACTGAATCGAGTGATTCTTTTTTGTAAACATCACCAGTAGGTTTTTTTGTTAGAGTCAGATCTATATCTCTGTATTCTCTGTCTCTTGTAGAATTGACCGTACTCCCAGATGTATTACCATCTTCTATAGAAAAGGCTCTAACTGCCATGATAACTCCAGAAAACTTTTTATCTATTTATATTAGTTTTGCAGTATTTCGATGAACTCTTTATTAGCTTGCACCTTATTATTAAATAAAGTTTCAACTTCCATATTATACTGTGCAACAAATGTCGAATTAACTTCTGGCATCTCGATTATAATTTCACAATGTAATTCTCCAGAAGGATCAAAATAATCATAGCTCAAAGATATCTTATTGTAGAATAGATTATCTTTCAAGTGCACTGCTAAGTCAAAAGTCTTAAGCAGATCTATCTTACCATTCTGATCTAGTAACTCATAGACAACTACTAATCCTTTTTGTGCTTTATCATTAAATGATCCAGATGTAAGAGTCTCTCCAGACGCTTTCCTATATAAGCCTTCCGTAACAACCATCCTGTGATCTTTAAACTTGCCCGTATCTTCCGATACAGATTTCATTGCTTCGGCGTGCAAGTAAAACTGACGAGCTATTGCTTTCCTATTATCTAGACCCACTATGTGATCTATGGATACCTTATCTCCACGACCTCCTAAGAATTTTGCAAGAGTAACTCCTCTTGACAGCTTTGTCTTAGGAGTAATCTCTGTCTGCAAGTTTGGATTATATCTTGGATCCGGAATAATTGGTTTAGCAGAAGGTCTAGGTTTAACTCTTCTAGTTGCTCCTGCAGGTTCGATCTGTCCTAAGAACTTAAGCCCCAAGAATGTAGTAGGTTCTTTTCCAGTAACTCTTCCTACGACAGGCGGTGCACTTCTCGTGTACTCAGGATTGAGAACACCTCTACTTACTTGCTGCGTGACAAACTTTGAATTTACAAAAGTTGCGCCATCTCTCATCTTAGATCTGACTTCTCTCGTGTTAAGAGGTTTATTTGTAACTCCTCCAGAAAAGGAGGTATCATCAAGTGCATTTTTCAACTCGTCTGCTGCATCTACAATAACTGT